TCTGCAAACGTAATCATACGCCTAACTAAAGATTCAACCACTCCTTTGTACATTCTTGGTGCGGAAGCAATATATTCAGGATAAACTTCCTGAGAAGCTGATGCAGGTCGAGCCATATTTTCAGACATTTGCCACTTAAGGAGTATGTTGGTTCCCATAACCATTACACCCTCATACCAAACATCAATGGTCTTGCTAACTTTTTCAAAGTTCCCTTCCTCTTGCATTTCTACCGTTGGATCAAAAGTATCTTCTTTTTCAATAACTTTTTCTGCTCCAACCGCATTTGTTTTTTTCTTGTATGTAAATGTGTGCGTGGTCTTATAATTAAAGAACAACACAGTAGCGCTATCTTTGCTAAATAAACTATTATTATAATATTGAGCTGTATTGTTATAGTCGTACCAACTTTGACTGTATTTGGATATTTCATCCATATCAACTCTAGTTAGACTTGGATCTATTTTCTTAAGCTCAATAATAGGTAGTGTCTTTATTTCGCCCCAATAAAAACAATCTTTAAAATGAGGGTCTTCTGTATAACTATACACGACATTTGCAGGATCAACATATTCTATACCTATCCCCGAACCTGGCTTGAAGGAGTGCTTGCAAACAGAAAGCCCCAAAACCATTTGATCATAATACAATTGTTTTTGTAAATCATGATATCTATTTTCTGCAAGTACAGTATTTATTGCTTCTTCTTCTGCAATCTCTATGGCAGGCTTGTATTTAATCTGCATGTGCAAAGCTAGCTCCTCATCACTTTCAGGAACTTCATCTTCACTCATTCTGAATGTGTTAACACCCATCTGCTCTTGAACCTGTTTCATTATAGGTTTTGCCAACATATCCTTTTCAAGCTCTTCTTGATATTTGCTTCGCTTATCTAAAGACATTCCGTCCTGAGCATAAGCCTTGACCTTAAATATTCTGTCGGCCATTCCATTTACTACAATATCTACAAACTTAGGAATGATTGGAACGGGTGTCCAATCTAAATTAAGATAGCTAAGATCACCATCTATTGCTAATTCGTTTTTATACTTTTGAACTGATTGCTCTCCTCGAGCATATAGGCGCAGCCTATGGAAGTCAGCCCATTGATTATAGAATCGGCTTTGACCCCCATCTTTTCTAAACCATTCATATTGTATGGCTTGACCTATTTGTAATCCAAACTCAAAACTGTCTTTTACACTATCAGACACAAATTGACTTGGAAAACCCTGAGCGTTAATTGCTATTTTTACGTCCTCCATTTATCTTATAATTTGGCTAAAACTTCCCCTATTGTCATATCTTGCAAAGTTAAGTTTTATTTTTGATTTATTTTTAACGGGTTGATACAGGTGTCTCTGTATAGCCATAACGGCTAAACCTGAGCTAATAGATGCATCAAACTTAGTTCTGTTATTAATATTGAACCTTGCCCAATCTTCTAAAGTTCTACTAAAATACATAGTTCCCATGCTGTCAGTATCTCTAAAATTTCCTAAAAAATCTAACCCAACATATTTTTCTATGTAAGATTCTATTGCAGCTGCATGCGCCTGCTTTACATCTTCGCTAGAGTTTGGTATTCCACCTAATTCCTTTTCAGACTTTGATAGCTTTGTGTAGGACTTATCTGGTCTATTCATTGAATAACCTCTATACCCTCTGTTTTTGAAATGATACAACAACCTAGGTTTGTTGTTTTCAATAAGTATAGGCATGCCGTAAAACACACAAGCCATTAATACGTCTTCAAAAAATATTTCAGCCGTTTGAGGTCTAGCTATATATTCTAAAAAAAACTCATTAGTAGGACCTTCATCCATATGAAACTTTGTAATTCCATGCAAAGCTCCATTAGATCCTCCTCCACCAACTGTTCCTGATATATCGTAACTATCACACCCAAACGCTCCCATGTGTTCATTTCCAGGATATTTAAATCCTTGTTTCATTATAAATTTATTCTGAAGTTGTTTGTTGGGTGTCCATGTAATATAAAACCTACCCCTGTCATTCGGACTAAATATAACCTCTGTGTCTTTTATTCCATCTCTCCAGGAAAAAGAACCTCTAGTAATAAATTGATCTTTTATAAGAGATTCATTATAATCAATCTGTTGATATATTTTTTGAAGATTAAATAATGACTGCTTGCTTTCATCTCTAAACGCATGTGACTCAGAGCGAGGGAACTGACGGTAAAATTCATTTAATGCGTCTGCATCATTTTTTAAACTTTCTACTTCATTTTCCCAATAATCAATAGCTCCTTGATTTATGTAATCCCCATAAACATCTATAATTTCTTGGTCTGGATTTCTAAATACAGGCATTCCGTACCTATCAATAAACCCCTCCATATTCCATTCCATAGGAATAAATAAAGAATACAGTCCGCTTTTAGTTTGACCATTGGCGTTTCTGTTATTTATATCTGAATCATAAAATAATTTTTTGAATGCATCTCCACCCTTTTCAAGTGAGTTTGATGTGCTTCCCATCATGCATTTTCCTATAACCTTACTACCTAAACGCAAACATGTTTTCGTAACACGCCAATTGTTTAATATGTTGCTTGGTCTTTCCCATTTACCTGATTCATCATGAACAAGTAACTTAAGCTTCTCCCCATCATAACTGTTGTCTCCTGTGTTTTTCCAATCAATTGTAGTGTCTAACCCCTCAACCAAATTAACCTCTTCAGAGTACATATTTTTCTTTGTAATCTTTGAAGCGGGCACACGATAAGCTAATTCTGTTTTAGGCTTATCCATACCATCTTGAACAGGTTTAAAAAAGAATGGATAGTTATTTGATATAGGAACTACTTTGTCTGTAAACATTTTTTTGGCATCTGCACCTGTTTTGGATAATATTCCTATTCTAGCATCTTTTGATATGGTAGCTATGTTTGCACATTCTTCACTCCCCATATACGAGAACCCAGAACGTCTTATCTTCAAATAACATATTCCAAAAGATCTATTGTCAGCTTTACACGCCTCCCAATACAAATAAAATATTCTATTAGCTTCTCTATAGTTTGGGTATCCGATATCAATTTTAGTCCATTGTAAATACATATAATGAGAACCCGTCATATATGTTTTAACACCATTGTTATAGAACCAAAACCCCTCTTCTCTTCTGTCAAACTCTTGCTCTATATAATCAACCCATTTATCCTTAAGACTAGACGGAGCTGCGTGCCAATTAAATATACTTTTAATTCTAGATAGTTCTTTTGGGTATTCAAATCTTTCCCAATATTGTTCTTTTTTAGAAGAGTCTCTTTTATGTATTTTTTGAGGAGCTTTTGGTAGTGCTATTTTTAACCCATTAATAGAAACTATATTTTCAATTTGACCTGATTTTGAAATTATAACTACATCATGTTTTTCATCATAGCCATATTTCCAAGATTTAGCTTTATTTTTTGTGCTAATCGTTGATTTAGGTATATAATTTTCAATTACCTCGTATAAATTATTTTGATCTTCTTTCTGCAAAGCCTCTTAATGTATTGTCTTTTTTCTTTTCTGTTTCCTCTCCTAGCATTTCTTTCTCTGATTCAATTCTAGATAATATCTCAAAAGCATCAAATATTGCTAGTTTCTTAGTCGCAGCTGCATTCTTAAGTCTGTCTGCTGCAAGTTCATCATTTGGATCAGGTTTGATTATATCTTCTTTAGCTACTTTAATTAATTGAGCTACAGCCTTATGACCTGCATTAATTATTTCAAGTTTTAGTTCTTTATTGGTCATATATTAAAGTAATATTCTTAGTAAACATTCTATATAGCTTTTCGCCATCCAAATTGTACTCATATTCACTATCGGGCTGAAAAGAAACTTTATCTCCTTCATTAACACCTTTCTTATTTAAGTTTTCGTTAGAATACTTAATTAAGCCAACTAGAGGTTCATCTTCTTGATGTGTTTTAAGGTAGTGATTTTTTTTTGGTATAGGTTTTACCATGCAATAATCAGCATGGCATTTCCATTGATCATTATGTTTATACATATAAAACTGATCATAATCAATAAAAAACAAATCATCTTTGAAGAAACTTTTTCCACTTTTCTCTCTACCCTTCATGTCGTTATAATATTTAAAGACGTTATGGTGAACCAATAAAATATCTCCTGGTTGTATTTCCCCTGTGTATTTTACAGGAGTTTCTTGCACGATAGCATACCTGTTAGAAACGGTATGATCTTCTTTTGAACTGCTTACAATAAAGTCAATGTCGCCAATTCGTTTTGTGTTGTCATACCTTTTCCCATTGTAAGGTTTTACAATGAAGTAAAAAGGTGATTTCATTCAAAATTTATATTATATTCAATTGAGGCAGGCATGTTTGAATTAAACTCTTTCCATAAAAAAACTTCACTATTATCATTTTCAACCCAAATCTTTATTGAGTTAGATTGATCGTCATGCTTAATTAAATGTACGTGGTAATTACCGCCTAAAACTTCTTGACCTGCAAGATAGTGCATAGCACTAGATTTATAGTCTGCTCCTATTGAGATTTTTCTTATTTCCATTATATTAAATTTTTAAAACACTTACCCTACTGGGTCAACAGGTGGCTGCCAAGGCAATCCGCTGTTTGTGCCTATATCTTCTATTTGTTGCTTTTTAATAGCTGAATAGGTTGTAACGTAAGCTTCTCCATCAGCAACTACAGTTGCCCCTAAATCAGCCTGAACAAGAGCTATTACTTGAGCTTCTGTTAATTGGTCGTATGGCGTAAGTGGAGGTGCACCTACCACTCCAGACAATTTAGATTGATATACTTTTCTAGCATATCCTATCCCATCGTTTGCTTGTATTGCTGAGATTACAATTAATTGTCCTGGAGATGAACTTGGGTCATACTCCATTGTTAAAATTGTCCATGTTATTGTTGCTGCCATTTTTTATTTTTTATTGATAAACTCTAATTTCTAGTGAGCCATTAGTTAACTTATCATCACTATTATGTGTTAGTATTTTTATTTCGCTATCACTTATTCTATTCCACGCTATATCGTGGTTGTTTTCTGCACTACCACCATTTACAAAAATCATTGTTTTACCTGAAGTAAATGGATTTTCAGTTGATGTTAATGAATAATCCCCACCTGAGTTTCTACTCCATGTTAATGTTCCTGCGTTTGGTATCCTGTTAAAAAACAAATCTACCGAAGGAGCTGAAGTTCCTGTCTGAGATATCAAACCTACATAACTATAAAAACTTGTTGGTTTATCCTCAAAAACTTTTCCTGATGCATCAACCTTTAAATTATAAGTAGTTGAGGTGTTTTCTAAAACAGTTCCGTTACCATACGCTCCTAACGAAATGTGACTTGTGTATGCTTCAATTGCATTTAATTTTGTAGCAGCACCCCCTGCACCTATTACTACCTTAGCGGAAGATGATTCGTTGTACTGTCCTATTACAACCTGACCTTGTACGGAAGTTGTATCAGTTAGCTTCCATCCAAAAGCAAATGTAGGACTAGAATCGTCTAGTGTAATTTCTCGTCCAATTGCAATACTATTTGCTCC